GCGCGAAGTTATAATTTCGCCTTATGCAGTTTAGCCTAAAGCGGCTTTTTAGCCCTAGCAAAGTAGAACGCCGAAGCTCTTTAAGCGCTCCAGCTGACTGGCTTTTGAACGCGCTTACTAATGTTTTCGGCGCTCAGACGGCTAGCGGTCAGGCGGTAAATACTCGCAGCGCTTTGTCTATTGCTTCTGTTCACGCTTGTGTACGCGTTATCTCTGACGGACTTGCTGCCCTTGATCTTAAACTTTACGAAGAGCAGGATTACGGCAAGCGAGTAGCCCGTGCGCATTACGCTAGCGCTGTCATTAATGAGCCTAACGCTTATCAAACAAAATTCGACTTTTTGAAGTACCAAGTAGCGCAGCTAGCTCTTCGTGGTAACGCTTACGCCTTTATCAATAGAGACGCGCGTTTTATCGCTGTTGAGCTTCACCCGATTAGCGCCGACTACGTTAAGCCTCTTTTGAGCGACGGGCAGCTGTTTTACAAAGTTTCAGCTCCTGGTTACCCTACGCTGGTTCCCGCTGTGGATATGCTGCATTTTAAAGGGCTTTGCGTCGATAACGTGCTAGAGGGCCGTAGCCCTGTGCAGATTCACGCCGAGACCTTAGGCGTTGACCTTGCCGCTATTCGTGCAAGCGCTGACATTTATAAGAATGGAACGCTTAAATTTTTGCTTAAGTCTGAGCACCAGATTAAGCCAGAACAGGCGCAAGGATTAAAGCTTAGCCTTGACGACGTAATTAACGGCGCTAGCCGCTCGACTGTATTGCCCGCTGGCGTTGCAATGGAAAAGCTCTCAATGAGTCCAGAAGAGGCGCAGTTCTTAGAGGAGCGCCAGTTTAGCGCTGAGGAGATTGCCCGCATATTTGGCGTGCCTTCTTCTATGATTGGGGCAAACAAAAACGGCGTAAAGTCTAGCGTAGAGCAGGAATACCAAGATTTTTATAGCCGTACTTTGATGGCTTACGCCATTAACATAGAGCAGGAGATGCGCCGTAAACTCTTGACCGAAGCCGACAAAATTAACTACTACTTTAAGTTTAACTTTAACAGCTTGCTAAGAGCAACCGCTAACGATCGCGCAGACTTTTACAACAAAGGCATACGCGGCGGCTGGTTGTCTCGCAATGAGGCCCGCCAGTTTGAAGACGCAAACGGCTTTGAAGGTGGCGACTCTTATTTGATTGAAGCAAACCTTATGCCAGCAGAGCAGATCAACGCCTATATGCAGGCCAAGATTGACCAGTTAACTAGCGCCGCATTTAAGAATAACAACCCCGACGGGAATAATAATAATACACAAGCTTAAGCAATGAGTAATAACACAGAACGCCGCGCCTTTTTAGGTTCTATTGAGGCCCGAATGAAAGAAGGCCAAGAGCTACCCGTTGAGGTGCGCGGGGTAGCCGCTGTAATTAACCAAGCTACTGACCTAGGCTTTGCCGAGGAGATTATTAGCGAAGGCGCTTTTAACGAAGTGCTAGAGGATGACGTGCGAGTATTGGGTAACCACGACCCTAACCAGGTGCTAGGTAGAACAGCAAGCGGCACGGCTAAGGTATTTTTGACCGAGGGCGGCGAGTTAGGCTATAGCTTTACTCCTGACTACGAAAACCCTACCCACGTTTCTTGGGTGCGTTCAATCATGCGCGGGGACATTACGCAGAGCTCCTTTGCTTTTACCGTCCCTAAAGGCGGCAGCGAGTGGCGTTCCTCTGAGAAGTACGGCGTAAACGGTATGCGCGTTATTAATAAGATTGAGCGCCTTTATGACGTTAGCCCTGTTACTTACCCAGCTTACGAAGGCACCGCAGTAAGCGCCCGCGATTTGCAAGCCGCTAAAGATGAGCGCGAGTTAATCGACGCAGAGAAAAGCGAGGCGAGCAGCGACGTTATTAAGCTGGTGTTAGCTAGATATAAAAACCTCTAATCCATTAAAACAAGCAAACAATTAAAACACTTATACAATGAACAAAATTAAAGCTTTGAAAGAGGAGCGCGGCCGCTTGGTAAGCGAGTTGCAGACTCTGCAGAACAACATCGAAAAAGAAGCCCGCTCAATGAGCGACAGCGAGTCTGCTCGTTTAGACGAGATTGACAGCCGTTTGGACGCTATCAGCTCAGAGGTTTCTAAATTGGAAAAATTGCAGTCTCGCGCTGCTGAAGCTGCTAACTTGAGCGGCGGGGCTTCTTACTCTGAAGAGAAAGAGCGCGCTAAAATGGGCGAGCAGTTTAGCTTTAAGCGTGCCGTACAGATGGCCGCTACTGGCCGTAAGGATGGTGTAGAAGCTGAATTTAGCAAAATCGCTGCTGACGAGTTCCAACGCTCTGGCGTTTCTGTTGCCGCTCACTCTGTTTTGATTCCTTCTGAGGTTTTCAAGCGCGACATGACTGCAACTGGCGGAACTGGTGGCGACCAAGGTGGCGTTAACATCCAGACCAACGTAGGCGGAATTATTGACGTATTGTTGCCAAAGACCGTTTTACGTGGTTTGGGCGTTCAGCAGTTGAATGGCTTGGTAGGTAACTTGGATATGCCAACCGCTTCAACTCAGCCCGCTGCTGGTTGGAATACTGAGAACGGAACCGCAACCGAAAAAAGCCCCGCTTTCTCTAAAATCACTTTCAGCCCCAAGCGCTTGGCTGCCTTCATCCAGGTTTCTAACCAGTTGATGCTTCAGTCTTCAAATAGCATTGACCAGTATGTTAGAAATTTCTTGATTACCGCTATGGCTCAAGAAATGGAAAAGGCTGCAATTAAAGGCGGTGGAACCAACGAGCCTACTGGTATTATCTCTAACGCTTCTGTCAATGTAGCTTACGCTGGTGGTGCTGCTAACAACTCTGTAAACGCTAACGGTGCTGCCGCTGTTTGGGCCGACGTAGTTAACTTGATGAAAGCCGTTGAGAACGCTAACGGCGAGGGTGTTGCTTACTTGACTAACCCCCTTGTAAAAGCCGCTTTACAAACTACTCCCCGCCAGTCTTCTGGTGTAGAGGGTAACTTCATTATGCCTTCTGGCGCTAATGAGTTGAACGGTTACGCCGCTGCTTTCACTACTAACGTGCCTAGCAACTTGTCTAAAGGTTCTGCCTCTGACTTGAGCGCTATGATTTTTGGAGACTTCTCTAAGTTGGCTTTGGCTTCTTGGGGTGGTATGGAGTTGACTGTTGATCCTTATAGCGGTGCTACTGCTGGCTTGACCAACATCGTGCTTAACTCTTACTTGGATTGCAACTTGTTGCAGCCTACCGCTTTCGCTGTCATCAAAGACATCGACGCCTAATTGAGCAACTAAAACCCGCTAGGGGGTTTATCCTAGTGCCTTGGG